AGTTTCTACTAATGCAGTCTTAAGAATATTTCTTGCGTAAACATTTTCCCATTTTAGAGAACTAGCACCTAAATCAAATGCTACGTCAGTAGTAGGAGTGAGTGAGCTACTGACTTGAGGGATTACAATACCTTGACCTGCAGTAATAACTAAGGCGTCGTTAGAAGCTTTACTTAAGGTAGATGCACCGCCTATATCTACTTGAGCAAACTGAACGTTAGCAGTAGTACTTAAGTTCTGAGGAGCGTTAAGAATTAACTCTTTATAGTTATTAGCACCTACTGTTACTTCAGATCCTGTAGTAAAGGTGAAACCTGCAGCATTAGATCCAGTTGTAAACTGAATACCTTTATCGATCATGTCGATAACTGCTTCAGAATTATCAGATCCTGCAATATCTAAAGTAGTAGCAATACCAGTTAACGCTGAACCGTCACCGTAGAATGAACCAGAGAACTGTGATCCTGATACTACTCCGGTGGTTTGTATATTAGCACTGCCTAAATTTAATAACGTTCCGTTATACGTCAGGCCGCTACCTTCAATCTCACCGCCCGCGCCTGCGATTAATAAGTTATCGTTTGTTAAATTTGAAGCGGTTACTGCTGTTAGATGGGCGTTCGATCCACTAACAATTATCTTCTTCCAACTTGCCATATGTTAATTTTTTTCGTTGTGAGGTTATATATAAATAGGATTAATCCGTCGTTCCTAAAAAGAATGCTCCATTACTGCTATAGTACATTCCTCCAGATACGAATACCGGTTCAATAGACTGTGATGTGAATACAGCTATACCTTGGTTATTGACCTTAAATTGAGTAATACTTTGTGAGGATATTCTAAACTCTTGATCACTTTCATTAAAGTTTACTTGTAATGATCCAGTGACGTCTATATCGTTAGTAGTAGCATATACAGAACCAGTCTGTCTAAATATACTAGAAGCTACTTCTAAGTCAAAAGTACTACCGTCTGCTTTCTCTAAAGTAATCATATTAGCACTCACAGACCCAGTTACTAAGAATGATCCTGTTTGACTATTTACTACGTATGATCCGGTCGCTGCTTCGATAGATGCTAATCTAGAGTTGGCAGATCCTGTAAATGTATTTAAAGATACTAGATCAGAAGCTTGCAAGTACGATCCTGTAGCAGCTTCGATGCTATCTAATCTTAGATCGGTAGATGATGTGTAACTGTTAAATGAATTCTGTAAAGAGATCCTATCAGTCTCTAAAGTTGCTAATGAGCTTGATACTGAGTTCCAATCATCAATATTTACATCAGATGCAGTTAATGTCTGAGTTACTATTAATGATCCTGTTATTTCTAAATCATTAGTAGTATTGAAGGATGAACCTGTTAACCTGAATAGATTTCTAAAATCTTCATCAGCTAACGTTCTTCCTACATATTGGTAAGCAGTAATGTAAACGTATTGATTAGAAGCAGGTTTGTTAGCGTCAAACTGCAGTACTCCAGTCTTGTAGTCAAACTGGTAGTCGTTAGTTGATACGATCGCTGAACCTCCTAATGAGCCGGAATCTAAAGATGTGGACTTATAAACGATAATATTATACCCAGGAGTAGCATCTTCAGCGTTAGCATTAGCTAATGATGATTGAGCGTACTTATTTGATATAAAGTTTACTTCTTGGTTATCGTTGATCAACTGAGGAGTGATACCTGAATCACTTCCTGGTGGTGATACAAAAAACCATACGTCGGTATCTAAGTTAGATTTAGTTAGTTTATGTCTGTACCAGTATTTTAACGTACTTTGGTGAGTTTCTCCGTTTTGAGAACTACCGCTGAATGGTAAGCTTGAAGTAGGTATAAGGTTCTTATCAGTATACACCTCTCCGGAATTGATATCTAAAGTAGAAGTAAACGACTCTTGACCGATGGTAATACCGTCGCTCGTAAATCGTCTACCTAGTAGTAGCCTAATTGCTTTATCTGTAGTATCGATTAATCCCATTATGAAGTACTGGCTGTTATACTGGTTACAGGGGTAGGATCGCCCTTATATCTTATAATTAGGTAGAACTCATTATCGTTGTTATCTAAATACATACCATCTACGTTTCTCAATGGTACTGTATATGTTGTAGAAGCTACGCTACCTCCAGTGTTTCCGTACAGATCTAAACCATCAGTAAACGGATTCTTAAAGTTATCAGCACTTACATTACTTTCTATTAAGTTAGAAGTAGTAACTGATGGATCGTATATTCTAGCTTGAGATAATTCATTGTTTGCTCCACTACCGCTAGCACTAGACTTAAATAATAATGCTACAGCTACACCGTTTAAAGTAGAATCCCAGTTTACTAACGTCTTTCCTACATTAACAGTCATGCTGGTTTTAGCACCGCTTGTTTGGAATCTTCTTATGTAGTACTTATAGTCTCCAGATCCGAATCCATCAGCAAACCAGTACCCGTAGTTCCCTCCTGGGTCAACTAAGTAACCCGGTTTAACCTGTAGATCGTAATCTCCTAGTACTGAGTCACCTTCATCATTGGTTTGGAATGAATCTGTAGTAAATGCTGATCCGTTAAACCCTAAAACATCGTTAGTGATCTGTATTCTATAATCTTCTCCACTAAACTGTTCAGTAGTTCCTGTTAATGATCCAGCATCATACCCTTGAGCTCTACTGTATACTGCCATAGATCCACTGGCAGATGCTTGACCAAATAATGCTGCATCGTATAAACTAGTAGTTCCAGTGGTAGATGTTTGTGAAGAGTTCTTCCAGTTGCGTCCTGTTAATCTAAAACTTAAATTGTAGTTTAATGACGCTTGAGAAGATCTGTTTTGACCTACGTTATCAGTGTTGCTATCTAATGTAAAGGATAGAGAAGCTGTAGCAAAACATATATCATCAATATGTGGAGTGCTGTTTACTGTTCTCTGAGTAGCTTTATCAGCAGACAATACACCTCTTGTTCCGCTATTAGTCTGTACACCGTTACTGTTAACGGTTACTGTACTATTAGTTAAAGTAGTACTTCCTATATCCTCCCAAGTATCAGTTGGGTTAGTAATCTGTAATGGAGTAGTACTATATCCGTATCCAGGATCAAATGCTCCACTTACTGAACCTTCAAAAGTAATAGTGTAGGTTGTAGTTAGTAAGTAAGGAGCTCCAGATAAAGATCTAGAAGTAGCAGTAAATGCTGTTCTATTCTGCTCAGTATCGTGAATAGTTACTGTCTTAGTACCTGAAGTGATATCTGATGGTATGTCTCCAGTATATAAGTAGAATCTTGTAGTACCGTCTGATCCGCCTTTATATTCAAAGTCAGACATCGATCCAGTCTGGATACCTACTTGAATATCGTGAATCTTATAATATCCACTAGCTGAAATACTTGTTGCGGAAGTAGCACCTCCTGTGTATTTTCTACCGCTAAGAGGACTAGCTACATTATTAAAGTCTCCGTCTTGGTATGCAGCAGGTATAACTGCCGGTTGTGAGGTCTCAATCTTAGATAAGATCAATCCGTCTGCTGTAGTACCGAAAGAGTTAGCAGAGTAGTCTACTACGGATGCTGTTGTAAATGTAGAATTTTCATCTGGAGTCTGATCGCTGTAATTATCACTGAATGATTGACTAGCTAATACTCTTACTGAATATCCTGTAGCACCTCCGTTTGTTAATGCTCCTAATCCGAAGTAGTTTGCGTTAGATGAAGCGTCTGTCGTACCTCCTGCATTAGCAGTAACGTTAAATGTTAATGTACTGAAAGTACCTTGAGTAGATATCGTTGAAGGTATTCTAGTAGCGTAGTCGTTGCTAAATGGATTGGTTCCTACTTGATTAGAACCTGTCTCTGAGTTTAATAAGAATCCTTTATCTATTAAGTATTCTTGTACTGTATCGATAGATCCTGTTTGAGAGAGATCGATAAATGCAGATGAGCTCCAGTTATTAGCTAATTTAGCACTCTCGTATGAAGATCCTAATACACCGTTGAATAAAGCATTCTTAGTTGTAGTAGATCCTAAACTATGTGCTGTAGAAACACTATTCCAGTATTTAGTGTTTGGTTTAGCGTCAGCTACATCTAACGATGAACTTAACACCCCAGCCATAAATCTTAAGATCTCAGAGACGTGAGTATCGTTATCAAAATTATTGAAGTATGATCCTTGTAGATTCTCTTGCCAGTTGTTAGATGAAGGATATCCTACATTAATATTATTGGTGTGAATACCTGTTGATCCTGTGTCTGTTAGATCTACTGATAATCTACCTGAAGAGCTTACTACTAAAAATTCATCGCTTCCGCTCTGTACTGTAAATATGTTACCGTCTAAATTAACGGATGCTGATACTGATCCTGTAAAGATAGTATCTGCTGATAATCCTGTTAACTGTGAACCGTCGCCAATAAATGCTTCAGCAGTTACATTCCCTGTAGCAGTTAGTGATCCACTTACTCCTAATGATCCTGTAAAATCATGACGATCGTCTTCTGTATCGCCAAATTTAGTGCTTCCTGATTCATATATAATAGAAGCAGATACAAACTCTGAATGGAATTCTTGAGCAGTTACTGTTCCTTTTACTACTAAGTCTTCTGATATTTCTAAGGAACCTGTTAAACCTGCTTCAACTAATGCCGTACTAACTCCTTTCTTGAAGTATAGAGAAGAAGTAGCAATAGCAATATAGTCGTTCTGTACACGAGTACCGTAAGAAGGAGAAGCGTTAACACTTAAGACTAAGTTACCTGCTTCACCACCACCGCCTAGACCGTCTCCAGCAAATACTGCTGTTACATCACCGTCGTTAATAGATCCTGCAATACCTGCTAGATCTACAACTAAGTTTCCATCAGCACTGTAGAACGTTAATTGATCAGGTGCTGTAGCAAATGATGAGCTATAGAAGAATGATCCTGTGTCTATATCTGGAGATAGTGAACCTAAATTAACTGAGAAAGAGCTTAAGTCTCTCTTAGTCATAATTAAGTTCTCACCAGATAGTGAAGCAGTAATTACCGAGTCTTGTATGTCTGCAGTTACTAGCTCGCTTTCGCTAAATCCAAATGCTGCGGCTGATCGGGATACCTCTAAGTCAAAATTAGTGATAGAGCCGGTTGCTATTGGAAGTATCTGAGCAGAAGAAGAAACTAATCCAGATGGTAAGTTGCTTACTTCTAGAAAGCTTATCTGACTTGATCCTGATACAGTACCTGCCGGTAGTAGATTAATTACCTGTTGTGATCCAGATACAGTACCCGATGGTAATAGGCTAATTACTTGTTGCGATCCGGATACTACTCCTGCTGGTAGTGGTTCTGCTGTAGTACTAATAGTAACTGTCTGACCTACTTGAGAGATCGTTACATTAGTTCCTGCTACAAATGAACCACTAAATAATCCAGATGGTATGTTCGATAAGTTATCCCAATCGTTAGATGACGAGTATACCTGATTATCAATATAAGTGTTTAGGGTTGATCCAGAATAGATCAACTGACCAGGTACTGTTAAAGTATCAGAAATAGTTAAACTCCCAGTTAAGGCGACTCCGCCTGCTGGTAGTACTTTATCTATCTGTTTCCACTTATACTGAGCCATCTATCAGTCGAATTTACCTACGATTGAGAATTCATCAGAAGCCTCGATAGCGTAGTTCAAGTTGTTGTTAAATGTTACGACGACATCAGATCCAGATTCTTCGATTGAATCGATTGCTGATGGTTCTACTAACTGTCCATTTATAAATACTTGGAACTCATCTTTGGTAGGTGCTGTAAATCCGACTGGTGCATCTTTTATTGATACGTCTTCAAATGTTGCTGTGCTTGCATTTACGTTCACAGTTACTGTTGTATTAGTGCTATCGATAATCTTAGTAGCTGTTAAGAACTCTCTTCCTTCTGCTGTCAAACCGCTTCCTGATATAATAGTTGTACTTGATGAGTAAGTCTTAATAGTTTTAGCAGGATCGTCAAAGAATCTTGTAGGTGCTGCACTTTCAGGTGCGCCTGCTGCTGCTTGTAATGTTTCTAGACTACCTACTGTTTCTAATCCAAAGTTTACCTGGGATTTAGAATGCCACTTTTTTAAGTTAGCTCTATCCCTGTTATACGTATCTGTAATAATGTACCCGTTTAGCTTAATGTTGAAAGAAGCTTTTACGTTTCTATCAGTACCTTGAGACACTTCTACAGTAGGAGTAAAGCTATCGATCATAGCTCTAAATCTAAATCTCTCTTTATCACCCCAGTAACTATCAGAAGCAAAGTTAAATGCTTCGATTAGCTTATCACATTGTTCTACGTAATCAGTAAAGATTATACAACTGTAAGATACTGTCACATAATCTGGGATAACTACTCCGTAAATCTCTTCAGAAGGTTTTCTGTTACCCAATACTGAGAATCTATCGTAGATGTTTCTCTTAGAATACTTCTTTTGGTAGATAGCAAAGTTACTTACTTCGTTACCATCTAACTTATTACCTAAAGATCTATTCTTCTCAATAGTCTCTTTCTTAAACATAATTAACGGAACTTGAATCTTTCCGTTACCGTCTCTGTAGTAACCGTCTTTCTGAACTGCTGCCCATCTTTCTGGGTTACCGTATACAATTGGTACATCGATCTGTTGACCATTCTGTACTACAGTAGGCTTAATTACGTTCTGAAAATAGAAATAAACAGCTTCATCAATGTCTTTTATTGTGACAAGAGGAAGTTTGGTGGTATCTTTTTTAAACGATATCTGATTCTCTCTTCTTGTCTTAGAAGAAGCTGGTGCAGTACCTCGTGTAACATCGTACGCCTCAATCTGCTCTCTAGTAAGCTCTGATTGAGTTTTAGGTACTGGTTTTCTTCTTCTGTATTCAGCCATCTATTAAGGTCTAAACTGAGTTATGTTTAATTTATCTATTCTTGTCAAGTGTGCAGCACATCTTAATGAAATACTAGCTCCATGATCTCCTGATCTATCTAAATTGTAAGCAGGATCTTTACCGAAGAAATATTCATTTTCTACTACTGCATCGATTTCATAAAAACTATCTGATAGCATAATAATATCTCCAGCTTCTGGTACTAAGTTCAAATCTACAAAATCATCTCTTAGGAAGGCAAAGGTTAACTCTCTACTTACATCAGTACCGAAGTCATCCATATTAAACTGCTGATCACCTCTAGTGATAATACATTGCATTACAATTGGATTATAGAAAGTCTTTTCCAAACTTTCCCCGTATAAGTTAGATTGAGTCTCTTCAAGAGCTAGCTTATAGAAACCAACCTCCTGTTCGATAATATCTCGAAGCAAGGCTCTATTCATCTTAGTGATGAGCCTAAAGTCATTTTTACTACCGAATATACTCATGCTCTATAAGTTTACCTCTTCAATATGTCTTTCTGAAAATTGACATTTCTTAACTTGAGAGATCTTAGTCATACATTCTTGCTTAACTGTCTCAAATGATTCCTTAGGTGGCTTAGTTGTAGCTATCTTAATCTGAAATAATGCTCTTGGTCTTGGGTCTTCTTTATCAGATTTATTGTTTACTACAGCTACTAAGTCTACAGCTCTAACGATATTTGCTAAAGTTGATACGTCCATATTTGAATCGTCAAATTCGAAATAGAAGAATGTCTTAAACATCTTGTACTCTTCCTCTAAAAGTAATTGCTGTAACTTCATTATCCTATGAATATTGTCATTGGAACCTCTGTAGTAATTCTCTTAAGGTTCTCTGATTCGTTTGCTTTTCTTTCTAATTGAGATTGTCTAGAAGTCTGATCTAACATCTCTCTTAACTCTGTTAACAGTGCAACTTTCTCTGCTCTAGCATCTGTTAATAAGTCTCCTTGGTTTAGAGCCGTTTGAGTTCCCGGTACCGGTATAGTTTGGTACTTGCCTCGTATATACCCAAGTAGTTCTTTTGTTAATGCTAATGTATAACGGTATATCCACTGCCTTCCAACAGAGTTAATATGTGTATACTTAACATTATCATAAGGAACCTCTCCTACGTTAGTAACTAAGTTAGTTACATCAGTACGAGTTGGTGAATCCTTCTCACTGTTCTTGTAATATTCGAAGAACATCTTACCAGATTGTGTAGGAATCGGGAATAATTTTAACTTATTATTCACTACTTCGAAAGAATATGCTGATCTTCTGATCTGATCGTTAAATTCAATAGCCTGAACTTTTAACATATCGTAAGAGGCAGGCATTAATAGGAAGTTTACACCTGGTGAGAAGGATCCGAAATCAAAAGCATCCATCAAAGACTGAACGCCTGTTCCTGTTCCTGCATAAGGGTCAAAGTAACGTAAGATAGCTGGTGGAGATTCATAGAATACTTTTCTAATCTCTACTCCTCCTTCAATATTTCCTAATGCTGCTTCTAGATCGTAATCCTGAATACTCTTAGTTACGTTTAAAGACGCTGTGTATTTTGTTACATTCCCACCTACACCTGCTTCAGTACCGTAGTTTTCAGTAATTCTAATAGTACGACCTAATCCAGGCTCTACTAATTTATTGTTTAAATTAGATCCAGTTGAAGCTCCTTCCATAGAAAGATAATTCTCTCTAATCTTATACTGGAATACTTCATTACCGTAAGTTGTAACAGCTTCTTCAAAACAAGCGTAAAAAGATCCTGATTGTAACTCTACATCCATTAAAGGGTACCCAAGTCTCTGAGCACAGAATGTTGCTACCTTATCGGCATCAGCTTGAAAGTCTGCATCATTATCGTAGAATGCAAATGGAGTCTGTCCAGTTTGGAAAGTAGATGATCCGCCCCAGATTTGAATATCAGCCATAGTTACATTTTATTATAAATAGCAACTAAGCTTTTAATCCCTAAAGGTCTGATATACTTTTAGAATCGGAGAAACGATCTCATGCCTGTGGTTTCTTTGTAGAGCGTACACCTTGAATCCAGGTACGCTTTCTTCTACTCTTGCCAAGAAAGAAAACCCAGTTTGCCTCTTGTCTTTTAAGTCTATTTGAGCCATGTCTCCACATACTACCATTTTACTGTTTTTTCCTAACCTACCTAATACAGTTTCCATCTGAGTGTGGGTAACGTTTTGTGCCTCATCTACAATAACAAAAGCATCAACGAACGTTCTACCTCTCATGAAGGCAAACGGTACAATCTCTATATTACCCGCTTCTATCTCTTTCTCTACCTTTTCTTGACTGTATAACATAAAGAGGTTGTGGTAGATTGGAGCTAACCATGGATCCATCTT